GTCAGGCGAAAGAATCCCGGGCCCCGGATGCAGGACGAAGTATACACGCCCATCTTTAATGTTTAGCATTTCCAAGGAGTTTGGGAGTTTAACCCCCAGCTGCCTGGGCGCGCCCGGTGAACCAGCTGGCCGCGGTCCACGGCCCAATATTATTTATTTAAAAACGGAGTTTGGGAGTTTCAAAAAGTCGAGGCCCTCGAGCCGTCCTTCGTACAACCCGGGCACAGAATCGATGCCTTTATCGCGTAAATCTTGGGCCCAGGCCCCTGAAAACAGTTTAACGCCAGGCCCTCCTTGGGCCTTGGGTATGTTAACAAGAATAAACACAGGCGCTCCGTAGCCTGAATACCACTTATTCCATGATGCTTGAAGTGGTGAAAGACGTATTGTTTTATTAGCTTGTACTATCTTTAGTTCAATCGTAAAGAATCCTAATTTCTTATGAAATACTATGCAATCTGGAAATCCTGGCGTAACATAACTCTCAATCCTCGATACGAGATACTTTTCCGCCCCATTTTCCAATGATCGTTTTACATTCTTCCAAAAGTTTGTTTCCGTCTTTACGGTCATACTTCTTTTTGTCTTTCACTACTCTCTGTCTCCATTTCGGAGACGTCCTTAATTCCTTCGCTATCGGATTTCTCTTCGACCGAAAGAACAGTTTGATTTCCTTCTTTCTTAAATTTGCCATCTAGTCCTAATTCCTTCAATTGTTTCAAAACTTCTTCACGGGACATACTATCAATAGTTCCTGTTCTAATTTCTTTGCGGTCAATGTACAGTCCTGCGGCTTGACCCCGCAAGCGCTCAGCATTAACAGCAGCACTAAAAGACTTTTCCCCCAGTGACTTCTCCCGTAGTCGTGCCAATTCTTGCACGTGTTTTTGTAATTTAACTTCATGTGTTTTCTCAATCTCTGCGCGTCTCTTAACAATAGCATCCACAACCCGTGGATATCTTTTACCATTTAATAGCAACGAAGACGCTACATTCGCACTATCCTCCTTATACCCAGCTTGTCTTGCACATTCTGTCGGAGTTAATCTCCCCTCATTCTCCGTGAATATCTTAACAAACATGCGTTGTTTTATAGTCAGTCCATCCCCACCTTTTGGGTATTTTAAAGACATGTCTTTAGGTGCCACCGAAGTGCCACCACTTGTTATATTACTAATGCGCGGATCTACCATCTAAGTCCTTGTAATAGAGTTATTTTTTCTGTTTTTATTTTTCTCATTTTTAAAAAAGTCCCTCGCGTCGTCTACAGGTGGCACATAGGTGGCACACTCCAAACGGTTGAAATATAAGGATTAATCACTAATGGTGCCATGGTGCCACCAAATACCCGGTATTTAAAAAAATAAAAAATCTTTTTTCCCGGTAGATCCCTATACATTAACTTCATATTACACAAATTGACCGATTTCTGCCCTTTCCAAAATCTATCCATCCTCTCTTCTTCAGCTGATGAACAAGTGCATGGACATGACTTTTAGAGTTAGAGTTAATCAATTGCTTCAACTCCTCATACGAAGGTGAAAATCCATTGGCTTGAATGAAGTTTACTATAAGATCATACACCTTTTTTTGAGTAGGTGTTAGTCCTAATTTATTTTTTGTCTTCCATTCCTTTAGCATCTGGGTGTCCATAATAATCTTTCCTCATTTTTACTACCATTTCATTATGTCCTAATTCTTTTACAGTGTCAGGCGTAATGGAATTGTATAATTCACGTTGTAGTTTCTTTTCTTCTGCATTCAACTTTACTGGCTTATAAATTGGTCCCGGTAGCTTGCCCCACGTCACACGAATTCCAATGGGTGGACGACGAAGCGTAACTCCATTAACATTCTGATGTTCCCCAGTCCATGATCCAGGAGCATGATATTTTTGCATCAAATACTCATAGCATAATTCACTCGTCTCAAACTGAACAATCTCCTTGGTCAGCAGTTCCGCGTCCTTCCATACATTAATCTCGAATTTCTCCATACATCTTCCCTAAATATTCTATTTTTTTAACCCATCCCTTTGGAATAGTTATATATCTTCCTCCTTCTTTGTCCTCTTCTTTCGTCTCTTCTGGATCCAAACACCAGGATCCCATAACTGTAACTCGCTCCTCATCATTCCTAATCATCCAACCAATATCAACACACGTTGCCAGCTTGGCGTCGCGCATTTTGCCTAGAGGCACCCATCCCGTATCGCCATCCATGGCGTCCATCCAAGTAATGCGGACCATCGGCCAGCAGTCTGGATATTTACTCGAGGGTGTACTGCTCTTCTTGGTGCCCGTTTCTTTCGAATTTTGCATTGTCATCATCATTCCTGTGTCTGTGTCCCTCTGTTATTACATCCATGATTTGATTCTTGGTTTGTAGCCTTACCTCATAATCCTGGAATACCACTACCCAAAAGCGTGCCTCACCACCTTGCATGGTTGAAGCTTTGCCTGCCTTGAAATTCTCTACTGTTTTACGAAAACCCATGGATAATAATTCTAACATCTTGGACCTAAACACAACACGATCGGACATATCCTCGAACCGGACATACCAGGAGGGCTTCTCCGTCAATCCTGTCTTGGGATTGATGGCACCTTCATCCACTTGAAAAAGATCAACAATCTTCTTCGTCGATATTAATTGATGTTCCTGTCGTTCCATTTTACATTAATCTTTTCATAAATTTTTTGTACGTGTTCCTGATCGAACCCTTCCAAAGCCTTTATGCGTTTTCTCTCCTCAACGTCCTCTATAAATTCATCTATGAGTCCTAGGACAATGTGCATTGGCAATCCCATGTCATACATTTTGACGCGTGATAGCTGATCCACGATCCATGGAAACTCCTCATTGTTGCTTTCAGCCTCAATGAGAACCTTCTTAATTCTTTCTGCTACTTTTCTTAATTCTTTCATCTTTAATCTTTATTCCTTTCTCATCTGCTGCATCCTTGATCAACACCATCATTTGTTGACCTGGGCCACGCAGCGTGCTCAATCCCATCTTGACTAGCGCATCATAATAGGGAATCCGTATCGCTATGCTCTTATATCTTGTGGTGTCTACCATATTTCTTGACCCAAGATCGTGCCTTATGGATAAGTGATTTTCTTCCAAGAATAAATCCAAGCGCAAAGACTGCGCTTATCCCTATTATATGCCAAAAAATCACTAGTCTGTTCCTTCCCATTTATCGAAGTCGTAGTCTACGTCTTCCTCATCGTCAATAATATCATTGATCTTCTCAACAATATCATTTTCTTTGTCGTGCAACTTCTCTAGTTTATCAAGCTCTCTCTTGATTTTTTCCAGAGGTGTTAGACTCTTCCTTACTTTTTTCTTCTTTATTTTCTTTACCATTTTTACCTCCTATGGTCATGGTTCTTACTTTCTCAACTTGCATTATCTCATCACGGAAATCCATGTAACGGTAGTCTGGTTCATCATCTTCTATTTTAATTTTTTTAACCATTATAAAATCCACTGGTATATATGAATGACAATCCACAAGGCGACAAAAATCTTTATCGGAATGATAAAGAACATTATGATTCCCCACATGCTCATAGTCTTTGTGCCCAGTACTCATAATCTAATTTGTCGTGCTTCTTTTGCACGAGAGTTACAAGTCTTTTATAGTATGCATTACGCACATGGTTCCTAAGTTTCCATACCCGTGTACGATCTTGTGTGGGTGATAACTTTTGAATCTCCGGTGCCATCAGCACACCACGGTAGTACATAATATTATCGCCCTTAGAGGACTTGTTTATCCACTCATCAAACTTCTTTAGACTCAACATTGAATCTCCTATTATATCGTTTAACAACTTCATCTGCTTTCTTCCTCTCTTCTATCGCTCGCTCTAGAATTTCCAGTGCGTAGGCGGTCTGATCCTCTCGAATCGAGATTCCCGCCCACTTCACTGTAGCGACGAGCATTCCTGCTAGACCACCATAGCTCACTGATGCCACGTGGTGGTCTATAT